CTACTCCTCAAACCGACCCCACTCCTGTTCCCACGCCCGAAGATGATGTCCCTGAACCTTCTCCTGAAAGCTCGCCCGAACCACAACCCACACTACCAGCAACCCCAGAACAGCCAGAGGAACCAACCACACCACCAGAAGAATTACCAGAATTGGAATATGAACCCCCAGAGCAAGAAGAGTGGCAACCACCAGCATTGATAATAGAACCAGAGGAAGAAGAAGAATACCCATACGATGATGATATCATTTGGGTTGATCTGGAGGAAGTAGATTGGGAAGAATACGATTTTGATTTTGATGAGTTACCTGAAATAGAAGAAGAATTTATAGATGAGGAGTTTGAAGATGGATTGGAATTTGAAGAAGAAGAATTTGAAGATTTGGTTGATGAACCTGAACCACAATTTGAGGAATTGGTGGAGCCAGACGAAGAAGAAGATGCCGTACTGGATGAGGCAGATGTTCTAGAATCAGAGGAAGAAGATATTGAATTTGTCCTTGAAGAATTTGAGGACATTGAAGAAATAGATTTTGAGGAGTTGGATATAGATGAGTTGGACGACGAAATTCTTTCTGAGATATTACAAGATGAAGAGAACGTTGAAGAAATTCTTGAAGAAATCTTAGAAGATAATGAGGAGTTCTTTGAGGAGGCTTCTGACGAGCAGGTAGAGGAGCTTTTTGAGGCAGCCCCAGAGATCTTTAATGAGGCTAGCGACGAAGTAAAAGAAGAACTTGAAGAAGAAGTTAATGTGTACGCTGGTGGTTTTGAAGAGTACGTTCCTGAGGATTCAACGATTACTGTTGATGACCGTCGGGTGGTGATCGCTGTTACAACTGTGACTACAATAGCTACTGGAGCTGCAATCGCAAGACCAACTCCACCACCGCCTACACCACGGCCAACACCAACTCCAACCCCACGACCTAGCAGTCCGCAAGCTGTTTCTCCCAGTGGTCCCGAAGCTCCAAGGAGAAAAGCAAACGATGATAAAACGTAGAGTTAAAAGAATGACAAAAGAAATCTTTGCTTTGTCTCTTACCGCTGGCTCAACAGGCATTGTGTTAATTACTTTATCTGGTGAGACAAGGGAGTATGGTATTTGGCTTACCGTAGCGTCGTTTATTTGCCACATGATCGGTGTCGCTATTGATTGGAAAGACGAGTGAGTTTAGAAGCCCTGTTTCTTTTAATACTTACTGGTTGCTTACTGCCGTGGATGGCGTGGGTTTCAACTGTACTTATTAAGATCGAAATTCGTTTAGCTAGAGGGGATGCTGTCTTAGACAACGTAGAAACTACGTTAGATGACCATGAGCAGCGGATCAGGGCGTTAGAGTCATACCATTAGCTTTATCTAACTGGTGTCTCCATAACAGTAACAATTCTGCTGCGAAGTCAGCGTCCATAACTGCTACCTTATCTACTTGTTTTCCTACTGTGGACCTTCTGTCCCCGTGTATGGCGAAGATAACCCATTTGTTGTCGTCTGATACGTTGCGTATGCGAGCTATCCATTTAAACAAAGACCATGCTTTACGGTACTTGACTTCCACTGTCACGCCACTACCCCCCAACCAGATGTCATGGGATTCAGTGGAAGCCGAAGTACGTTTAACGTCTTGGTGACCCCACTCTATCAGGAGATCACGGATAATGTTCTCTCCGACAGTACCTTTTTGTCGTGCTTTTGACATTAAAATAACTTCTCCTGTTTATCTAATCGCTTATGTTCTACCGTAACTATCGTGTCGTTACGTACTCCCCCGTGGGGTACAAGCATAACTTCAACAAGTTCAAAGCCTAGCTTCTTTCCAATGCCACCAGATGTCCAACCGAATCTAATAACTTTCCCTTTCGGTTTAACAATCCGTGCTATTTCTTTTTTGTACGCTGTCCACGGGTTTTGTGTATCGTACTGGGTGACTGTACGCCCAATGCCTTCATAGCATTCTTTGATCTGTCTGACGCTGTACGGTGGGTCGAATAGAACTCCGTCAACTGATTCATCGTCGATAAGTTTCAGGAAATCTAATGCTTCCATGTTGTAATCAGCTTCGTACTCTGGGTTGATGTCGTTAGTCCACGTCATTAAATGTTTGACGTTGCTGTTCCTAACGAAAGGGTCTACCCAAATAGCAGCGGTGTGTGGCCACGCCCCTAATAGCTCACGCCTAAGCAGATGAGCTATCGGTTTAATGGTGAAAGTTTCAGAGCTGGGCATAGCCCATTCTCTTGAAAACTTTATCACTGTTTAACGTAGGCGTAGTTATCTATGTACTGGTCAAGCATACGGCGTATCATCGATGACCTTGTACGGCCTTCGTCGATAGCGATATGGTCTACTTTGTCTACTAAATCTTTCGGCATCCGTAATGCTACTAGTTGATCGTTGGCTGTCATTAGAATGGTATCTCCTTTGCTTCTCCAGAATCGTAATCGTATCCGGTGTTTTGTTCTACTTTCTTTTTGTATTCATCGTCGGCTGGTCCTAGCCTGCCTGTACCTGATGAAAAGTTTGATGCCCCTTGAGGCTTCCGTATGACATTGGCTACGTCCCATACGCTACAGTTCCAAGAAGTTTTTGTTTCTCCTTCTTTGTTTTTGTAGGAGCTTTGCGTGAATTTCCCACGCACTATAACTCTAGAACCTTTGCTTGTTTTATCTGCAATGGTTTCTGCTAGTACGGTTGAGCCGTCTCTACTGTCCTCCCATATCGTGAGGTTGACCCAGATGGTCGGGTCGTCCTGTTTCAGAGAGTAGGCAAGTGCGTTTTCGTAGACGGTTTTGCCTGTGCTTTCTATTACTTTCATTGACCAATCTCTGCCGAGGTTGCCGTGAAGGTAATGTGTATGTTCATTAATACTCATTCTTCTCCTTTAGTGAGTTCTTTATGTAGCCGGTAGCTTTCGTCACCTGTCCAGAGACTTAACCCCAGAGAACAGCGCATCGCTATCCGTTTAATCCCGTCGCTGACGGAACTCTTAGCGTTCTGACCTGAGTGTTTACTAGGTCGCTCCACTTCACCTATCTCTTGGATAGTGACCGTGCGCCCATCTATCTGGAACGTGGCTTCCAATATGCAACCCTCAACTATACCTTCAGGGCTGCGTATAAGTTCCACTATCCTCATATCAAACGGGCCAAGATGAGCGAGCAAGAACTGTGTTATGTCTCCGTGACTAACGTACCTGTCGCCTCTGCCGGTTGGTTTAACTTTCACATACGCTTCTGGTATGGGTTTAGCTAACTTCGTTAACTGGGATGTCATCATTATCTCCTTTCAATAATGATTCATGGTAACGGGCTGTAGATAAAGACACATCGGTTGGTCCTACCATTTGGCACAGCTCATTAAATCTACAATACCTACACCCCCAGTAGCCTCCCTTATGAGGCACACCGTAGGGGCTAGGGCTTTCTATTAGCTGGTCAACTCCATCGTCGTCAAATACTACGGCATCTGGGAGCTTGTCGGAGCTAAGATCGTATTGGACAGAGCGGAACAGTTCTAGTTCAGCGTCAGCTAATTGCATTGGCGACATGTTGTACTCGTAGATAAAAAAATCTAACGGGATTACCCATTCCATGATGTCTCCTGCTTTTGTTTTGTTACGGAAGTCATCGCCTTTAGCTATGTACACTAGGTACACAGCGTCTACTTGTTTGCCTGCTTCTATCATGCCTTTGGCATACAAGCTGGCTTGCACAATGTGTTCTCGCTTAGGAACCCCTGACTTTTTACAGAGGGAATACCCAAACGGACTCATGGTTTTTATTTCTAACAACCTGTATTGGTCATTGACTTTAATTAAACCATCGCAGCTACCACTAAGGCTAACACCTGAGTAGGACAGATCTATGGGTGTTTCGTACTCTCCTTCAAACTGGTCTGCACATGCTTCTTGTACTACGTTGTGCATGTGTGTGCCTAGCTCGAACGCTAACAGGGTTGTCGTGTCTATGGTGTGGCATTCCTCTGTCTGCAAAGCGTTGAAGCCTCGCTGACGGAGGCACGCCCCAGAGTCAGACACCCTACTCAGGGTACCGCACGCTGTTTCCTTGACCTCTCTGTTCCCTTGTAAGAACCTGCCGTAAGCCTGCTCTATATCGTTAGTGTAATTCATTTACTTGTCCTTAACGATCTTGCCTTCGTCGGGCGTACCCTCAAAGTCTTTGTTCGCAATCGGGGTGAGGTGCATGGTATCAACGAACTCGTCACCGAATGCTCGTCTCATACGCCGTTCCTCCATCATCTTTTCTTCATACCAACTCATATTATTCTCCTTCGTAATCCCATCCGTCAGCAAGCCGGTAATAAGCTACCTTCCTGCCACCGTTGGGGTTATCCATTTTTCTTTCTATCGGAACGCCGTACTCCTCAGACAGTTGCCTGACACGTCGCTGCCAATCTCCAGAGCCAAGACTTGATCTCATATCCTCTCCACTAACAAACCCGTCGTTGCCGACGTAGCTTGCCCTATGTGATCTGGTTAAAGCGTTATGCTTTTCCCAGCGTAGAAAGTCTAAGACTTGTTTGCATCTTAGCCCTGCGTCTTTCAGTTCCTTTGCTGCTTCATGCTCTAACGAGTCAGGGTTTCCTGATCTCGCACGTTCATGTGATTGAAGCGCCCTGAATGGGCGACGACAAGTCGGACACACATCGCAGTTACGAGGGTCACTCATCATCGTCACCGTATTCTTTTTTGTAGCCCTCATTGATAGCATCAACTACATCGTAGAGTTGCTTGAGGTAAGGGTTCTCCGTTTCTTCTTCTGGAGTGAACCCAAGTAATGTAATTTTTGGCATATTAATATCCTTCCTTATGTTTGTAAATGTTTCTCTGGTTTGAGAGAACCGCTTGATTGATCTCCGGTCACGCCGGTGACGTATCATCCTGCGGATTCTTCCCATCAGAATATATCTTCCTCTGACCCGTAATAATCTTTGGGCATACCCTGATTAAGTATGAGGTCATCGAAAAGAACTTGAGTTAATAGGTAATGCAACATGCTCCCTTCATCTGTTGA